GCTCGACTTCCTGTCGCACACGTCGAGGATCAGGCTCGCCCGCTCGGGCAACCAGATCGGGAAGACCACGATGGGTTTGGTGGATCTCATTTACCGCGCGCTCGGGTCGCATCCGTACCAACTGGTGCGCGCAGCTCCGATCGAGGCGTGGATCCTGTGCCAGTCGTGGGAGTCGTCGCTGTCGATCCAGGGCAAGCTGTGGGAGCTTCTCCCGAAGGACAGTCTCGCACTAGACACGGAGTACACGGCAGGCAAAGGCTTTCGCGGCAAGACACCCGTGGTGCGCCTGCGGAACGGATCGATCATCCGTGTCCGCACGGTGGCGCAGGGAACGCTCGCGCTGGCTGGCTCGACAATCGATGTGTGCCTGATCGATGAGCCGTGCCCAGAGTCGGTCTACAACGAGATCATCCCGCGCGTGTTCGCGCGCAACGGCGTCGTGATGATCACGCTTACGCCGGTCGGCGCTGACCTCAAGTGGTTGAAGGCGCTCGTTGAGGCCGGCATCGTGACCGACCTGCACTTCCCGCTGACGCCGGAGAACACGCGACCGATCGGCGCGAGGGAGCCGCGCAAGACGCAGGCACAGATCGATGAGCTTGCGAACCAGTTGCTACCGCAGGAGCGCGCCCAGCGCCTCGACGGGGAGTGGGAAGGCGAGTGGGCCGAGGATCGCGTGTTCCGCGCGTTCGATCCGGCACGCCACGTGAAGGACGAGGCGCCTGTCGGCGAGGTGCTGATCGGCGTCGGCATCGACCACGGCACCGAGGCCGGCGCCCAGGTGGCGATCCTGTCGGCCGTCTTGCGCGATGGCGGCGACGGACACCCGCGCATCTGGGTGCTCGACCAGGTGCAGAGCGACGGAATGACCACGCCAGAGCAGGACGCCGAGGCCATCCTCGGTATGCTCAAGAGGGCCGGCTTGCGCTGGGAGAACGTGGATCGCTGGGTCGGTGACCGTCGCGTCTTCGGTCGCAAGAACGGTTCGCTCAAGTCGAACGCCATGCTGATGACCGCTATGGAGCGCAGGATGAACCTGCCGACCGGAAGCCTTCCGTTCCGCATCCAGACAGCGTGGAAGCCGAAGGGATCGGTCTACTCTGCGTATCGCCTGCTTCAGGCGTGCATGCTTCAAGGCGGCTTCATGGTGCACCCGCGCTGTAAGGGTCTGATTGATGACCTCCTCAAGTTCGACGGTCGCGAAGCATCGGAGCACAAGCACGCGATCGATGCCTTGCGTTACGGCGCAGTCGAGCTCGTGAGCCGTCGCCTCTACAACCCGACCGCGATACGGCTGGGCTGAACAGGGGGCAACGTGTACGCCTACTCCAAGATGCCGACTCCTCCAGCGCCCTCGAACCCAGAGGAGGCGATGAGGTGGGAACACAGTCGTCACCGGAGGGCCCTGATGGAGGGACGCTGGCAGCGCCTCCTCGAGGATCGGCTCCAAACGCAGCTCGGCAGCACGCGACGTCAGGCATGGGGCCTGCCTGACATGGGGACGAACGCCTACCGTCAGGTGTGCTACTCGCTCGCCTGCCTCTACGATTCCGAGCCTGACGTAAAGCACAACAGGGCCGGCGACGTCTCCGCGCTGACCGACATGATCTCCCGCTCTGGGCTGTGGCCGCAAATGTCGCGGTTCCAGGCGATGACGATCGCGCTCCGCGAGATGTGGATGCGCGTGGACGTCGAGGATGGTCGCATCATCTACCGACCTGTCGCGCCCGACATGACGATCGCCGAGAGCGATCCGAGCCGGCCGACAATCCCGACTGCCTACGCCGAGGTGCGCCTTCGCCATGTGCGGGGCGAGACTGTGTGGTGCTGGGACGTCCTCGACATTCGCGACCCGGAGAACCCGTCCTATACGGTGCGTCTCGCGACTGATGATGCCAAGTTCGGAGAGGACGTCACCGAGGAGGTCCTCGGCGCACGCTTCGACGGCGCGGCCTACCCCTACCGACGCACGCCTCGAGGCGACGAGGTGCTCGGCGCACCGATCCTTCCGGTCGTGCTGTACCACGCGAGCCTTTACGGCGATCGCCTTTTCGACCCATTTTTCGGCGTTGAAACCTACGAAGCGTCGTTGAACCAATCTGTGTTCAGCACGTTCTTGGCACACTCCATCAGGGACGCTTCGTTTCCCCAGAGGTACGCGATCGGCGTCCGCATCGCCGGATCCGACATGGTTGACGGCGGCACGCGAGGCCAGCGCGTCGAGGTCGTGACCGACCCGACGACGATCCTGATGCTGGACGCCGCGATGGAACAACAACCCCAGGTCGGACAGTTTACAGCCGGAGCGGACGTTTCCACGCTCGAGGCCACCATCGCCGCCCTAGCACATCGCCTCGCGACGGACGCTGGACTGTCTCCTTCCGAGCTCCAGCGGACGAGCGGCTCGGCCAAGAGCGGCTACGCGATCAGTCTGTCGAACGAAGGCCGTCGTGAGGCCCAGCGCAAGTACATCCCGCAGCAGCGTGAGGGCGACGAGCGCCTCCTCGCCGTGACGGCCACGCTGTTTAATCGCGCCATGGGGACGCAGTTTCCCGAAGGCGGCTACTCGATCCTGTATCGCGAGATCCCGCTCTCGCCGGAAGAACTCTCCAGCCGTCGTCAGCATGTGCTTGAGATGCTCGAGGCTGGCCTGATGCGCCGCGTGGATGCGCTCCGTTACTTCGGCTCGCTGTCCGAGGAAGACGCTCGCGCCGCGCTCGAGGCCATCGATGCAGAGAAGGCGCCGACCATCGCGGAGCAAGAATCGGAGGGTACGAGGCCGGCGCCCGCGCCGCAGGTATCCACTGACGCGCAGCACGGCGAGGACATGGCCGACGCGGCAGAGGAGATCACCGCGAGCACTGAGGCGATCCGCGCGCTCCTCGCTGGCGATGTGCCGGAGGCTACCCGTCGTGTCCTCGAGGCCGTCGCCGAGAGTCTCGCGGAGGCCGCGGGCTATCTCGGTGCTGGCCCGATGGTCGAGGCCGAGGTCAAGCTCCCCGGTGAGGAGGACGACGCGATGCCAGAGACGGAGAGCTGATGCCGTTCATCTCCGAGCGACAGCGCGACTATCTCCAGCGCGAGCATCCGGCCGTCTATCGGCGGTTCCTGCGCGACGAGCGGGCGATGGGGTTTGAGTTGCGGGCGCCCGCTGACGTCGCCGAGGTGGCGAAGCGCGGCCTCGAGGCTCGCGAGCGGTACGGCCGTGGCGGTACGCTCGTGGGTGCGCGCAGGGCACGGCAACTTGCCGAGCGTCAGGTCGTGAGCATCGAGACGATCAAGCGCATGGTCGCGTACTTCACGCGACACGCCGTGGATCTTGAGGCGCCTGCCGCGAAGCCTGGACACCCGGACTACCCAAGCGCCGGCCGCATCGCGTGGGATCTCTGGGGCGGTGCGCCTGGTCGAGCATGGGCACGCCGGCAACTGACAGTATGGGAGCGCGTTCAGCGCGAGGAGGGCAAGTGAGCACAGAGGAAGGGACTGACACGACGGGCGCAGAGGCGCGTATTCGGCAGCTGGTCGCGCGAGTGAAGGAGCTCGAGGGCCGCGTCGGAGAACTGACGCCGCTCGCCGAGCAGGCCGACAAGTACAGGACGCAGATCGAGGAGGTCAAGGCGCAGAGCAAGGCCGAGCGTGAAGCGCTACGCATCGAGCGCGAGATCTCCTCGGCCGGCATCACCGACACCGAGGGCATGGAGTACGTCGTCCACGCCTACGGCAAACTGCCTGCCGAGGGTCGGCCTCCGCTCGCGGAGTGGCTCGCTGCGAAGGACTCGCTCCCTCGCGCTGTGCGTGCGTACCTGCCGGAAGCCACTCCGGCCGCAGCGCCGGCACCGACGACGATGCAGATGCCGAAGGCCAACGCTGGCGTGACGTCGCAGGCTGTGACGCCTACGGCAGCATGGACCCCCGAAGCGATCATGCGGCTGTCTCCGAGCGAGTTCAAGGCCAACTTCGCGGCGATCAAGGCGTCGGGCGGCGTGCCTTGACAGGCTGTCACGGACGGTAGTACGGTAGCCGTGAGGCACACGCCTCACGCGCTCGGGGCAAGCTCCCGTAAAAAGCGACAGGCGCGGCAACGTCAAACCTTCATAGGAGGCCAACATGGCCAACATCGACTTTGCCGCTCTTGACGGCAACGCCCGCGCCGCTGCGGTTCTGTTCCAGTCCATCGTGATGAAGCTCGCCGACACCGGCAGCCTCCGCAACGCGACCTGCTTCCTCAACGTCGGCAGCATCAACGGCTCCGGCTCTGACAGCATCCAGGTGCCTGTCGTCGGCCTCAACGGCACCGACATCATGGCGGCGGTGGCTGACGGTTCGTCCGTCTCCAACACCTCGATCACCTCTGCCGCGGCTACCGTGGCCGTGGCGCGCCAGGCTCTCCGCTACGACCTGACCGATCTCGCTCGCGTCAGCAACAGCGTGGCCGGCGGCGTTGACCTCGAGGGCCTGTCCAACGCGATGGTGGCGGCCTTCAATGGCCGCTTCAACCAGATGGTGTGCGCGCTCTCCGGTGGCTTCGCCACGCAGGTCGGCAGCACTGGCGTCGATCTCTCGACCGACAAGTTCTATGACGCGATCTTCGCTCTCCAGTTGTCGAGCGTGACCGGCGAGTACCACGCTGTGCTTCATCCGCAGCAGTACAACGACCTGATGTCGAGCCTGCGCGCGGAGACTGGCCCGGCGCAGTACCTCATGGCGAACCAGGAGCAGACCAACGCCCTCGGCGCGTCCTACAAGGGCAAGCTGTTCGGCGTCAACGTCCACGTTTCTTCCTACGTCCCCAGCGTTGGCGGCACGGACTACCGTGGCATGATGCTCGGCGAGGCGGCGATCGCCTATGCCCTCGGCACCCCGGCGCCCATCCAGGCCGCTGGTGGCGTCATCATCCCGGCCGGCGCCCCGATCGCCGTGGAGTGGGAGCGCGATGCCGCTTCCGGCCTCACGAAGGTCGTCGGCTCCGCGTTCGTTGGCGTTGCCGAGCTTCAGGATCTCAAGGGCGTCGGCATCCTGTCCGACCTCTGATCTCGTAGCCTAGCGTCAAGGCGTGTCCGTGCTTATGGTACGGGCACGCCTTCGTGCGTAAGGAGGGATCATGGCAGCAACATTCACGACGGCCAACGCGTCCGGGTTCGAGGGAACGCCGGCCGCGCGCCCGCAGGCGATGGCGAACCTTCTCAACATGCCGAGCAACGCGCAGTGGTGGTACACGCACCATCCGGCTCACTGGCAGCTCGTGGAGGGCGAGTGGCTCCCCGACCTCACGCAGATGGTCGCGATCCCCGGCCTCAATCGCGTAGACAAGAACGGAGACACGGCGCTCACCGAGGTTCACCTCGCGAAGAAAGGCGCCGTGGTCATCCCGTGGGAGGTCGAGCCTGGTGGCTACTGCATGCAGTTCGCTGGCGTGAATGGGCCGGTCTACCTCTCCAAGTGGGAGAAGCCGAAGCTCGTCGCCGGCCAGCTCCGCGTCACGCCTGACGAGGCCGGCTATCGCGAGTTCCGCAAGCGCCTCGTCGTTGAGGGATGGGTCAAGGTTCCCGATCCCGACTTCATCGATGTGATCATCGGGCGTCAGGAACGCCTCGTCAATGAGCACCGCACCCGCGCGCCGGTCAACCCCGGTAGTGCGCTGATCCTACCTGTCGAGGAGAAGCGCCTCGAGGACATGCGCGCCGCGAAGGAGCGCCTCTACGCCACCGACGAAGCCGCGCCGAAGCGAGGCCGCAAGTGAGCGCGGGCGAGAAGCCGGCGATCCGGCAGGGGATGGATCAGATGACGAAGCGCCTCGTGGAGGGCGGGATGCCTTCTGACAAGGCCCGCAAGGTCGCGCAGGATGCAGCGCAACGTGCGGATCGTCGGGAGCGCGATAAGCGATAGCGCAGGTGGAGGTCGGGCATGTCCCTCGCAGAGACGGTCTACGCTGCTCGGTTCCGTTCCACGGAGACGATCGAGCGTGGACGTTTGCAGACGCTCACATGCCCGACCCAGCGCGCAGGCGCCACGGCCACGCCATC